TTCTTACCATCCTGTCTCCTCCTTGCTAAAAAGAGACAGTTTAGCAATTCTTATTAGGACATTTTCATTTTGGTATATTAGGACATTATCATGTTGGTGTTACAGACCTTTTTGGAGGCATCATGGAAATAACTATTAAAGTTGACGATACTGGGGTTCAGAATCTCTTAAAAGTCCTGCAATCACGCATACAGCATATGCAGCCCATCATGAGAAGCATCGCTGAAATCATGCGAGATGAGGTTGAAGAAAACTTTGCCCAGGAAGGCAGACCTAAATGGAAACCCTTAAGACCATCAACTATTGCAAAAAGGGAAAAGGAGGGTCACTGGCCTGGTAGGATATTACAGGTGCGTGGACAACTTGCAGCCTCTATAACTGCCAAAGCGACCGATACCCAGGCAGTAGTTGGCACCAATGTTGAATACGCTGCTGTGCATCAATTTGGTGGAAAAATTGGACCTCGCATTATTAAACCAAAAAATAAAAAAGCCCTTTTCTGGCCTGGAGCTGCACATCCAGTTAAATCTGTTAAACATCCTGGTGCAACCATCCCGGCAAGACCTTTTCTTAAAATACCAGAGACAGGCATGGAGAAAATAAGGCAAAAACTCGCAAGATACATCACAGAAGGTGCTCTATGAAAGAGGAAATAAAAATACCCCCTTCAAATTTGCGTTATAAGCCACGTTTTGGGAGGGGGGATATACTACCCTATAGGGGGGTGATTTTCATGCGTCTTATAAGCGAAATATATCGAGTTTCAACGGAGTTTCAACGGGGGGTTAGGATATGGTGACAGAGAAAGACAGAGAGGCACAGAAGGAAAGAAGTAAAAAGTATGGAATAAGCATAAGAGAGGACGGTCACATCACAAAACCATCCGAATGGTCAGATGTGCCAGATGATGAGTGGCTCGACCCTGTGAACTATGCATATCCCGTGCCAGATGCAGAGCATGTGAGGGCAGCAGCGGTATACTGGGGAAGGGGAAGAAACAGGGAAAAATACAGTGAAGAAGACCAGAAGATTATAGAGAAGAGATTACAAAGATTCAAAAAGAAATACGGTATAGGTGAGGAAGCCCAGTCAAATACAATAACAATCATCAATGAGATTAGTGGAGCCCCAGCTGAGATACAGATACTACCCTATGGAGAGATAGCAACACCAAAGGGTGATTTTGTGGTGGATGAGGAATCGCTCAAATCCATCATCAATGACTTTGAGGGTAAGAAGAATGACATCGTCATTGACTATGAACACCAGACACTTGCAGATCCGCCAGTTGCTGCACCTGCGGCGGGCTGGATAAAAAAATTGATAAACAAGGGGAGGGATGGTCTCTGGGCAGTGGTGGAATGGACTGAGAAGGCTCGACAGATGATAGCGGCAAGGGAATACAAATACATCTCGCCTGTATTCTTAAAGAGAGTTTCAGACAATAAGGTCTTAAAGCTCATAAACGCAGCGCTGACAAATCTGCCCAACATAGACGGCATGGTGCCGCTTGTAAACAAGGCAACAAAAATAGAAAAGGAGGAAGGACACATGAAAGAACTATTAAAAACACTTGGTCTGCCTGAAGATGCAAAAGAGGAAGAGGCAATACTCGCTGTGAACAAACTTAAAGAATCTTCAGCACAGAAGCCAGCGGTGAGTAAAGCCGTTCTCGATGCTCTGGGCTTGAAAGAAAACGCAGCGGAATCAGAAGTCATAGGCACTATCATGGCAATGAAGCAGTCACACTCAACGGTTGAGCAGTTAACCTCTGAGTTAACAGCAATAAAGAACAAACTTGCAGAGAAAGAGGCCAACGACGCTGTGGAAAAGGCAATGCAGGAAGGAAAAATTACCCCTGCCCAGAAGGACTGGGCAAAGGAGTATGCCAAAAGCGATCTGGCTGGATTTCATGTCTTTGTATCGAAGGCTCCCGTGATTGTGCCTGTTGGTCAGAAGGTCAGCACAGATAAAAAAGAGGGAGACGGTCAGCTCGATGAGGCACAGATGTTTATTAACAAGCTCTGTGGCGTGGACACAGAAACATTTAAAAAATACAGTGTAAAGGAGGTCTAAGATGGCAGCATTAACTCAGGACAAAAAAACAGAATATATGGAAGGTGTGGATATAACCCTACCCGTGTATCAGTCAACAACAATCTATGCAGGCGCCCTTGTCTGCGTCAATGCAGGCGGATACGCTGTGAATGGTGCTGATACAGCAGGGCTTATCTTTATGGGTGTTGCCCGTGAGTATGTGGACAACTCAGCAGGTGCAAGCGGGGATAAGACAGTCACAGTGAGACGTAGAGGTCTATTCAGGATGACACTGGGTCACAATATATCCGTTGCCAATATCGGTGACAATGTTTTCCTGGTTGATAATCAGACTGTGGATTTAGCTGCAAATGTGACGAATGCCATCTTCTGCGGCAACATCGCAGGCTATATCAGCGCAACAGAAGCTTGGATAGATATAGAGCCTGCCATACTCTATTCTGCAGTGGAGACACATATTGCAGACACCTCTGGAGCCCACGCAGCATCTGCAATAAGCATAGCGGATGCAGGCAATCACTTTGCAGCAGCGGAGGCAACAGTTGAGGCTGCAACCCAGAAGCTCGCAAAAGGGCCATTCTTTCTGACCCTTCCCAGATTCACTGGGTGGACAAAAGACGGCTCAGACCAGACAATTGCCCTGCCTGCGGTGGAATCACCAAATCCAGTTGTAGTCAAGAGGGCATATGTCAATCTCGGCACTGCGCCAGGGGCAGATAAGACCCTTGTATTGAAGCTCAATGACAGCACCATTGCCACCATCGCAGGGACAGACACGCAGGGCGAGAGCGAATCGTTATCAATTGAGATAGCAGCTAACACAGATTTCATAATCAAGGCGAACGAAACAGCAGCGGGTAGTGCTGCAAACTGTGACATCGTGCTCGTCATGTATGTGGACGACGGAGAATAAAATTAACCCTAAAGGAGGTATGAAATGATAATCAATCAGACAAATTTACAGGGCATCTATAAAACATTCAGTGTGATCTTCAACCAAGCTCTCGAAACAATCGAGCCACTCTGGCCGCTGGTGGCAATGCAGGTGCCATCCACTGGCAGAAGCGTTGACTACAAATGGCTCGGCGCCTTCCCAATGATGAGAGAATGGCTCGGAGACAGGGTTATAAAAGACCTCTCTGCATTCCATTATGAAATAGTCAATAAAGACTATGAGGCCACAATAGAAGTTGACAGAAATGACATAGATGATGACCAGATAGGTATATACACCCCCATGATCCAGGGGCTTGCTCAAGCTGCTAAATCGCATCCAGATTATCTGGTATTCCAGCTTCTTGCCGCAGGATTCTCGACAACATGCTTTGATGGCCAGTATTTCTTTGATACAGACCACCCTGTGGGTTCATCCACACAGAGCAACTATGGCAGTGGGGCATCTGCTGCCTGGTATCTCATGGACTTAAGCAAACCCATAAAACCCATCATTCTCCAGGTGAGAAAGCAGCCCCAGTTTGTAGCTATGGATAGACCTGATGATGAGAATGTATTCATGAGAAAGAAATACCGCTACGGCGTAGATGACAGAAAGAATGTGGGTTATGGCCTCTGGCAGCTCGCATACGGTTCCAAGCAAACCCTCGATGCGACAAATTATTCCGCCGCCAGGACTGCCATGATGAGTCTCACAAACGACGAGGGCGTGCCGCTCAACATCATACCGACCCATCTCATTGTTGGACCGTCGAACGAATCTGCAGGAAAGAGACTCGTTGAAGCACAGTTTGATGCAACCGGGGCAAGCAACATCTGGTATAACTCAGCAAAGCTCGTGGTTGTGCCCTGGCTGACATAGCGGAGGACATATGAAAATCAAGGTGGCGGCTAAAAAAGACAGCTTCTGGCGTGCGAAGATGAAGTGGACAAAACAGCCCCAGATTGTTGAAGTGGATGAGGAGACTTACGAGGTTCTAAAGGCAGAGCCCATGTTAATCGTTGAGGAAGTTGCGTTGAAACCCGTTGAAACTGTAAAGAAGAAAGGAGGGGGGAAGGGTTAACCCCTTCCCTTTTTCTCATGGCATACTGCACGCTTGACGATATAAAGAAATTACTTCCTGAGGACTCGTTGATTCAGCTCACAGATGATGAAGGGACAGGTGCAATAGATGAGGATATCATCAATGAGGTGATAGCCCAGGCAGACAGTGAAATTGACGGATACTGCGGGGTTAGATACAGCGTCCCGTTTAGCCCCGTTCCTGCGGTTATAAAGAAATTTTCTGTTGATATTGCAGTATACAATCTCTATTCGAGACGGCAGGAGGAGATACCAGAAACCCGCTCGGAGAGATATAAAAACGCAATAAAGTTTCTTGAGATGCTGGCAAAGGGTACAATTTCTCTCGGCATTGAACCAGAACCTACTGCTACGAGTAACAGCTATGCTGAAACGAATAAAACAACAAACGATAGAATATTCACACGGGATAAGTTGAAAGGGTTTTAATGTCAACGATAAAAGACATAGAAGACAGTATAATAACAACCATACGGGCATTGGATATGTTCAAAGTGGTTGATTCTCTGGGTAGGAAAAAACCGCCTGTGACGTTAAATTACCCCGCATGCTTTGTGTATTTTGCAGGTGATACAAATACAGGCAGTAAACCAAGACCTGTTTATACTACGGATTTTGAATGTTTGATCTCTGGAAAAAATCTTACTTCAGAGGCTTCTGCGGCAGGTAAT